AGAGTGCCGCGCCCTAGCTTAAAGGCTCGTCGTCTAGTACCTCGACCTTTTTAAGAGTATCTAAAAACTCGGCTCCAAACATTGGTACGGTTTCGCCGGATGTACGTAAGCACTCCCACGCTAACCAATATACGTCGCTCTGTTTCTCGTCATCTCTAAAAGCTTTGTGAAAGCCTTTTTTTGCGTATAACTCAAAGGCGTACTCAATACGCGGAGAGATTTGATGCTCGCTTACCTCGCCGGTAGCCCTTGTTATTTTGAGTCGTGCCATTTTTTGCCCCTTTGTTAGTTTGTTATGGTGCGGTAGTAATTACGATTGGTGAGTTACACGTAAACGTGATGCTCTGAGTACCGATATCTCCGACCGCGCCGTTAATATCTGTAGTGTTATTTACTAGGATAGTCGTAGCGTACTGAGGGTTAGTAGCTGAGGTAGTCGCGCTAGTTTGCTTTAGCGTGATTGGTACGGTCGTACCCCAGGCTGCCTGCAACGTAGCGTTTACGTTAGCCGCTGCGGTATCGCTCAAAAAGTCTAGAGAGATCGTGCTTGTCTCTAGGCCTTTAGTAAACTTTCGAGATGAGTCGCCCATAGCTGTAACTTCGAGCTCCTCAAATACGCGGTTGATTGTCGCAGACGTAACGTGGTCGCTTAAGACCACCGAGTTTAGAGTTACGACCACGCCATTAGATAGAAATACGGCCATGGCCTATTCCTCGCTTTCAGTTGTAGTAGGTGTCTGTGTTTTTGTTTGTTTTTTTGGTGCTTCGGTAATCTGCCCTATCTTAATAAGAAAGGCGATATCTTCATCGGTTAGACTCATGCTTAACTCCACTCGGTTAGTATTGAGATAGTGATGTCTGTCGTTAGTAGGTCGCCGCTTTGTACCGTTAAAACGCTCGGAGCACTTACCGCGCCGATATTCATAACGATTGGCGATGCAGCTAACTTTTGGAAAACGGCGCAAACCATCGACTCGATGCCTTGTAGGTTGCCTTGATTGTCGTACATAGGCACATTACAAATAATACGAAAAGATGCCATCGGCGAGATATTGGCGTAATCGTTATTAGTCGGTGTTATGTATGGATCTGCCGGGGACACGATTACGCTATTAGCCGTGATAGTTGCAGGCGGATACGCGTAGGTATTCCATACGTTAGCGTTAGCAAGAGCCGCAGCTAGTGAGGCTCGTAAAGTAGTAATAGGTGCCGGCATTATCCGACCATCGCATTAGGGCTCATATATCCGGCAATAAGTCCGCGGATCTTACCGATCATGGAATTTCCCATACGGTAAGGGCTAGGGCTAAACCCGTCGATCGATACGCCGCCCGTTTGGCTAACCTGTCGGGCCTGCCAAATATCGACGGCCAAAATCATGGAGGCCTCTCTTACGGCCGGAGTAGTCGCGTAGCTATTTGTCTTTGTATCTGCCCCTATTGCTTGGCCATAAGGGAGTACGCGAGTAAAATTAGCGTCAGCGGCGGTTTTAGCAAACTGTATAAAGCTATATCCATTAGGCCAATTAAACGCATAATTATTAAATGCTATTGATGGTAATTGAGTAGTCGTACCGGCGGTCCACGGAATAGTCCCGGTAATCGTGTAGGTGCCGTTAAAAGTTGAGCCGCATCCACTCAAGGTTACGGAGTCGCCTGTAGTAAATATTCCGGGGTTAGCGATCATTACGGTAGCTACGTTATTTTGTAAAGCCGTGCCGACGACGGGTGCAGAGTCAAACCATAAAAATTGATTGATGAGATCCTGCGCGGTTTGGCAAACCTCCTCAACGGTATTAGATGAGTATAAATTTTCGATACCGAGATTAGCGCGTAACTCGGCCTCGGTTACGTATGTAGCCGGCATCTTTTACTCCTCACTTAAAAAGGGCCGGTAGGGCTCAAAGGGCTAAGAGCCCTACCGACTATTAGTTTTTTTGCTTAGTTAAGATTAAACTTAACGATACCCTTAGGCATTTTCGCAATAGTGGCCATGTAACCATAGATGGCTACCTGTACCTGTAGGTTTGATACTACGTTTACTGACATATACGCCGTAGGTGATTGGTAAACCGTAAATGCTTCCGGTGCCAAAATAACCGCAGAGTCATCGATAGTAGTAGTAGCGGTAAAGTTTTTATCTACATAAAGATCTAGCCCGAGTACGTTACCTCGAATTGATCCCGGTTGCACTAAACCGCCTGCGTTCATTGGCTGAGATGCTGAGTAGATTGGTCGCCCGGTAGTATCTGTAGCGCCCATAAGTAGTTGCCATTGTGATCCGTTGGCGATGTAGTTATTAGCAAAGTAACCCGTAGCTTCGTAAACCTTACGAGCTGAGTCTGAGGCAAACTCAATAATACCGGCTGAGTCTGCATCGCATCCGGAGCTATATTGACCTGCCGCGATTAGTGCGTTTAGTACTGTCGTATCAAGAGTCTTTAGATACGCGTTTTGTAGCTGATTTGTTAGCTCTGCATAGAAATTAGGATCTGAGCGCTCTAACAATTCTACGCTGATCGTATTCATGCCGGCGTACTTAGATACGGTACCGGTTAGGTAAGCCGTCTCCATCCCGGTATTTTGTACCGCTCCGGCTTCTGCCTCAACGGTTACGACAGGTGCTACGCCTGTACCGCCGCCGGCTGAGGTAACGAGTGATGGGACGTTAATAGTCATACCGTTAGTTGGCAAAACTCCACGGCTGCAAGCATCGATAGCCGGTGTACCAAAACGAGTATTCGTTGGGAATTCCGCTAGGTATTGAGTAGGTGAAAATGCAGGGTTAGTAGCAAAGCTATCATCGGCTGCGGTTACGTAAAGCTTTGAGTCGTCATTACCTAGAGCTGCCTTAATCTTGTGCTCTGTATAAGCGCCCATAGATGTAATAGGTGTACGTACTCGCTGAGAGTCTAGTACTGACGGACGGATGATCTTACGAGCGGCCTCGACCTTTTCAGCCTCGACCGGTGCATCTACCTGAGTTTCCTCCGGTGTATTTTCAGGGGCAGTAGTCACGGCCTCCTCGCTTTCTGTTTCTGTTTCGGTTTCGACCTCTACGATCGTCGTAGAGATAGTTGTAGTTTTTTCTTTTGTACTTGTAGCTGCCTCAAGCGCTGCTCGAGCGGCTGCAATATCAGTTACGGAGGCGCTAGAAAAGGCCGCACTCTCGACGAGGCTAACCTCTTTGAGGACCGCCGCCGTCACTAACAGGTAATCCCCCATAGGCTTAGAGGCCGTTACATCGACCCCTACGGATAAGCCGGATACTAGGTTTTCCTGAGCTAGTACTAGAGCATCTTGTCCTCGAGTGCTACTAGATAACTTAAAGGATCCATATACGCCCTCGGTTGAGTCGCTAAAACTGATCGCGCGACCGACAGGCTTATCGGCTTGATGCTGCATAAGTAATTTAATTTGTGAGGCTTCGGCGTAAGTGATTGAGCCGCGCTCAAACATAACCGGGCCTGCACTTGTAAAACCGACCTCGCCATATGGTGCAACGAGTCCGGAGATCATCCGGCGCTCTGTATCGGCGGCCTGTATCTCTTGGCTAAACGTTAGTAGCACTTGTATCTCCTAGCGGTGTTAGTTGCTCCATTTGTCGGGCTTGATCTACGTTAATTAAATCTAGATTTAACATTTTCTCGATGATTTCTAAACGCTCCTTAGCATCTACACGTAAGAAAGTATCATCGACGGCAAAGCGGACCTGATTAGATCCGTTTGTTATATCGTTCATTGAGAGACGATCCTCAATAGCCGAGATGTAAGGCTGCAAAGAATAAGCTACAAATTCTTTACGACCGTCTAAAATATTTTGGTATGTCATTGAGTTATTCATGTCCGCGCTAATTAAATAACTTGGCACGTTCATCGCGCGGCTAATTTCGGTAGCGAGGTACTGAGAAAATTCGGAGTAAGCCATGTCCTTAGGTGAGAAAGATGTAGGGACATAATCGAGAGTGCTCGTTAAATATGCGGTGCTGCGGTTTTGTCTAGCACTCTTAAAAGCCGCTAGTAGTCCTTGTATCTGAGACTCGGGTAAATCTGCTCCGTTATTTTTTAGAATACCTGTAGGCATTGGTGTAGCTGCACTTATCGCCGCTGCCTTTTGTACATCGTAAGCAGCTTTAATAGTCGTACTTGCACTCTGCAATACACCAGGTAGCAAAGATTGGAAAGTAACGAGAGAGCCGATACCGCCCATAGGTACCTTGTTACCATCGACAAAATAATCTTGGATCTCTGTACCGTATTGATTAGTCGTATATGTAACGCGGTTATTAGCGACCCACTCAAAGCCGGACGGTCTGCCATCATCGGCGTACAAAGATGTAACACGCCAATACGCGACCGAGTAAAAAATCAAACTATCTACGGTTGCAGCGATTGTAAGGCTTCGAGGTTGGCGAATATCCGGCTGCTCTAACCAAACCGGAGAGCCTAACTTTTCGCCTGTAGATTTTTTGTATAAAGATAAATCAATAGATGCGATAACGCCGGCGATTAAATTACGGCAACGCGCAACGCTTGATACTTGTAAAGCAAAGTTACGATCGATACCAATTCCGTTATATCCAAAATTACCGGTATTAAATGATCCATAACCGTACGTCGTATCCATGACGGCAGGTGCATATTGAGCCTCTACCTGAGGTTTATCGGAGCT